AACAATAAAAATTATTCCACTTGAGTTTAAGTGATTGCCAATTTCTAGCAATCCCGAATACTGGTTAAGGGTGTTTTGATACAGGAACGTTTCAACCGTGAAGTCCCCTGTCCCAAACGCAAGCAGCGCATTTGATGGGACAGTGAGATAGCTCCCCAGTGTGTTGGGGAAATAGATCGAGCCGCCTCCGAACTTGCTTGGAGTGCTGCTGATGCTTGGGGCGGGGGAACCGCTTGCCGTGACCGTTCGGCCATAGGTGCTGCTATCAACGATTGGCGACGAGGTGCCATGCAGCAATATCAGGCTGGTGGGGCCAGTGACTGGGGCCGCAAACCCATAACTATTGCCCCAATACTGCAGCATTAGCCCTCCCTCCGGGTCTGCACAATTACTTTCAGGCCAGCGCCTGCAACGGTGCCGCCGATCTGCCTTACAAAGAAGGTGACGGAAGACCCGACTGCGATTGTTGATGCAGATGCAAATGCAGTGGTAAACGCACCGGCAGATGCCGTAGAGTTAGCAGAGCCCGCCGCAATGGTTGGGTAGGTGCCACCACTGGCAGGTAGGTAGATAGAAGTCCCACCAACCCGAATGTCAAACTGCAGCGCCGCACCGGTTGGAGCAGTTGCCACGGCCCAGATTGGCAGGCTGGTGAGCGTGGTTGCGTGGGGCCAGTTGGGGATTGTGACCTTGGCGACGGTTGATGATGCAGTGAGGGCCGTTGTCTCATCGGAGAGAGGAATCACTAGATCCGCCAACGTGGACAGGTTGGTGCCGTTGAACGCCAGGCCGATAGGGGTGTAAACCTGCGGGGCGCCAGCAGATGCGGCGCCCAGAATGCCAGCGGATTGCGTCAACCCGCTGGCGTTGATGGCACCAGAGCCAGCAGCGCTCAGGTTATTGCGGGCTGTCGAGGGGTTGGCTAGGTCGCTCAGGTTGCTGGCCTTCACTAGCAGGCCAGACAGATCCTGATCCCCAGTATTCGTGCCTGTGATGCTATCGAGCTTGGTCTTTGACGCCGACCCTGCCCACCAGGATGCCGCCGCCGCTTCGCCCCTGGCGGTCGTGAAATACAGGTTGACCGACCCCTCTGGCACCGCATCAGTGCTGCCGGGGCTGGGGTTGATCTCGACGTAGATCGAGCCCGACCAGCGGTAGTTGCGATTCGTGGCAAGGCTGACGTAGAGCTTCCCCGCCTCGCCAGTTGCCGGGAACGCCGCGACGTTGACGAACTCCAGGACGTCATCAACAAATCCAGGGAGCTGCGCCGAAGGCACCAGGCCCCCCACGAGATCGGCTTTTGCTCCCAAGGCTGAAGTCAGCACAGCAGGCTGCACCGCCGTATCGGCCTTTGCCCCCTGCGCTGCGGTGGCGTAGGTGGGGTGCGGGTCCGCCGCTACTGCGTGCGCCGCTATCGCCGCTGCTGCTGTGCCCGCCGCGTCTGCGCCCACCTGGGCCGCCGTTGGCATAGCGTGTCGGTGATCTTTTCGGCTGGCTTCTGACTCCGTGCCTGCTGATGGGGTGCCAAGCGGTTCGGGGGTGCTATCCGACAGGGACGCGCCGCCAGTACCCGTCAGCGTGAATTGAACCGATCCCCAGCTAGACGTTTTCGGACCATAGACATCCCCGTTGCTGCGCAGATAGAAATCACCGGCAACACCAAGGCTGGACGACGGAACCGCCGTACCCGTCAGCCACCGTGAACCGATCGGCCCCGGCGGACCTGGGGTGACAACATCAACAACAACTGGCCCGCTGGGAACCAGAACATCAATAACCGCAGGGCAACTCACGTCGTCCTCCGTGCTGGCCGGAATGTCGGCACTGCTGGGCCAAACGCAACATGAACATCATCCGCAGGCTCACTACCAGGAGCCACCGCCAAGATGTTGTAAACCCACTCCTTTCCTACCTTGAGGCTGTTCACCGTCGCCTCGGGCAAGATTGCCACCAAACTGCCGGCTGCGGAATCCGATTCGCTAAGATCCAGCGGGTAAATCAAGCTGCGCTTGGTATCACTTACAAACCCGTAGATGGTCCAGCCCGTAAAAATGAACGGTGTCGTCTTGGCCGTGTTTGCCCACAGCTTCAGCTCCAGACGGGCATCGACACCCTGCTCCATCTCCCAGGTTTTCCCTTCAACCCAGGCCATCGGTCAACCTCGCTGCTTCAGTTTTCCCGGCTCGGCCTCGGCGCCGGGCTCCGCCGCCTCCTCGTAGGCCTCGTCTACCGCTGGCGTGGCCGGGTCGTCCGCCCGGAAGGTGCCGTCACCGGTGCGTGCCCGGCGGCGTGCCTGCGCTCCAGCCAACCCGCGCCTTGGCCGCCGTGGCTCTTCTGCCGCCTCCTCGGAGGTTGCGGACCGCTCGTCAGCTGCATCGTCCTGAATCGGCCCTGCCCACCCGGCGCCCGGATCCCAGGCCATCCCAGGACAGACGCTGATCACGTGAAGGCCCATGAAATTACTCCTGCAGGAAAGGGGAGGCCGAAGCCTCCCCGCGGATGAACAAACCCGAGGATCAGCTCCTCTGGAGGTGGATGCGATTGCCGGTGCCGCTGGGGACAGCGACCCCGTTTGTCACGGTGCCAGTCGCCGAGGCGCTGGTGATGTTGGACTGAACCGAATCAAAGGTGAAGGTGGTGGAGCCAACCGTTTTGATGACAAAGCTGCCATTCAGCGCGGTGTTGGAGCAAACCACCGTCACGACTTCACCCGGCAGCATGGTGTGCGCGGCGCTCAGCGTGACCGTGGCCACGTTGGTGGTGAGCGCAATGTTGCTGATTGAGAGGCTGCCGGTACCAGGGCGAAGCCGGAGCGCCGTCACCCGGACCTTGCCGGTAATCGCAGCGCCGGCCGCAACGGCGGCGGCCCGCACCAGCGCTTCGGCCTGGTCGCCGGTGAATCCCAAGGGGATCTCGGCGGTCCCAGAGAACGCGATGGTGCCGATGGTGGCCCATGCCGAGGCATTGGCCAGAACGTCGCCCTGCGCCACGTGAGCGGCCTGGACGAGGTAGCCACCAGCGGAGCTGGACTGGCCGCCCACGGCGACGACCTTCCAGTTGTCGTAGGGGTTTAGGCGCCCCTCCAAGAGGCGGGCGGCGCCGGTGCGGGTGGCGGCGGCTTCCAGATCGCCGTCACCGTTCACACCAGCGAAGACGGAGCCGAGCAGGATGCTGTCCCGGTCAATCCGGGCAGCTCGTTGAGACGTGTAGCCGATTGCAGCAGGCATGACAAATCAGGGGGTAAAGAGAAAAAGCACGATTGAATCAGGCCGCGAAATTGGCCTTGGTCACGTTGTAAAGACGGGCAGCCTTGCGGGGGTTCCTGATCACCGCCGCGCAGTCAATGTTGATCCGGGTCTTGAAGTGGGTCGTGGCGTAGGACTCGCCCACGTCATAAACCACCAGGCCCGGCTGAAGGTCGCCGTTTACCATGCTGAGGCCTTGGGCCATGTAGACCGAATCCTCGCCAAGAGCAACGCAATAGATGGAGCAGGTATTGCCACCGCTCCCTTCAGTAAAGCCCTGAATCGGTACGTTGAGAGGGTCAACATCCGTGAGGATAATTTCCGCCTCGTCGTAGAACAGCGCCGGCTGACCGAGAGCATTGGTCTCGATCTGCAGGTTGCCGGTCAGGGTCTGATCGCGCCGCAGGGCCTGCAAGGCGGGCCTCATACTCTTGGGGAAGATCAGTTTCTTCTCGGATGGCGCCGCGTCCACTTGGTTCATCATGTCGTCCAGGGCCGACAGCTTGAGAGGGGCGCCGGAGGCATGGTTGGCGATGGCCTGACTGTTGGTGGATACAGCCGTAATCAGGTTGGCAAGACCGTTGAACGACCTGCCGCTGGTGGCCTGCTGGCTGCCGCGAACAAAGTCGGTCTCCAGCAGCATCCGAATGGCTTTGGCGTTGCGAAGAACCTCGCTGTCGTGAGAGCCTCGGCCTTCGCGAGCGAGGCGCTGAACATCGGTTTCAATGTCAGCGGTGTAGATCGCCGTGATCACGGAATGAGGGATGGAGCTGCCTCGTCCGTTCCTGGGCTTCTCGTCCAGGAGGCGAGCGGCCACAACGGGCAGCTCATCTTCTAGGCCGAAGACCTCAGAGGCGCCAACGATGTCCTTAAAGGGGAGTTGCGCGAAGAGGGGGCCGTTGTCCAGCATCGTCTGGAGAACGGCAAGCTCCTGCATGTTTGCATCGGCCTCGAAAGACTTCTGCTCAAAAACTTGGTGGTAAGTGGTGACGGTCACGATTAGGAGGGGGTAAAAGTGGGCGGGCCCGTCGCTCAGCGGCTGTCCAGACAGGCATCGCGCCACACCGACAAGCCAGGGCTCGGGGGATTCAGTTGCCCCTGCCGCATCGCGCTTAAGGGGTGACCCCGCCGCATCGCGCTTGGGAGTCACCCGCAGTTTTCCCGGTCCGCCGGGCTTGCCTCAGCGGCCGGCTGCCGCCTCCCGGTGGACGGCCATCTTCTGGCTGGGCGACATGGCCTTCACCTGCTCCGGGGTCAGCCCCTGCGAGGTGCGGAAGCCGCGGGCACCGACCAGGCCGCCGCCGCCGCTGCCGCCCTTGGGCTTAAAGAAGCTTCCAACCACGGCGCTGTTGTCCGCCTGCTCGTTGATCCACGTCACGGGATCCACGTTCTGATCGCCCTGCTTCACGGGGTCGCCATCGGAATCAACGATGTATTCCTTCCCGGTGGCCGGGTCCACTCGGATGTGGCGGCTGCCGTGAAACGCGAACCAAGCGTCGAAGTAGGTCTGCCCGCCGCCATCGCCGCCATCGCGGCCTCCGGTTGCCATGAACAAGTTCTGCGCAGCGGTGCGAACCAGTAACCCAATCCGATCGGCCTCGGCCTTGGCGGCGCGGGCTTCGGCCTTACTCACTCGATCGTTGGCCTTGGCCTCCAGGCGCTGCCGCTCGGCCGCGGTGCTTTGTTGTTGATCGGCCAGCTGCTGCTGCAGCGCCGTCGCCTGGGCCTGGGCCTGGGCAAAGGTCTCAGGGCTTACTAGCCCCTTCATCTGCTCCAGCTGGGCCCTGAGTTGTGCCAGTTCAGCGCCTTGGGATTTCCGCAGCGCCCGTTCCTCGCGGAGGGCCTTCTGGCCAGCTTCTCCCAGGCTGGAGTCGTCGTCTAGCTCGTCACTGCCGCCGCCGCCATCTCCCGTGTCCACGGGGTCAGGGTCCACAGCGGCCAATGGTCGCTGCCATTCATCGGCAGTCCCGAGAAGCCGATCAAGCTGATTCGTTTTCATGCGTTGCCGGGGAATCGCTCCGCCGGTGCAAGGTGCGCCTCAGTTTTCCCGGTCCGAAGCCTCAGCCCTTCAGGGCCTGCGCCACGGCCTTGGCGATGGCCCGCTCCTCGGCCTGCCGCTGCAGCAGTCGCTGACGGTTGGCCAGGGCCACGAGCTGGGCGGTTTGGATCAGTGGGGGCTGGGGTTGGGGGGTGGTCATGGGAGGGTGATACCAAGGGCGGCGAGTTGACTACGGCAGTAGGTGCCGCCGTGGTAGTCATAGGCAATGATCATCCCGACTGACTCAGGCTGGTTTTGCGCGTTTGGCCCTGGGCGCTGCTCTAGCTCATCGTCCAGTCCAGCGGCGAGCATTCCGCTTGTTACTGCCCCCGTAACGCTTGCGACAGGAATAATACCAAAAACGCCTCGCTCTGTCGTGGGAGCGCTTGTAGTCAATGGATCATTACGCCTGTAGTCCAAGATCGGGATTTCAGGGTTTCCGCTGTATGCGGCGTACGATGCCTTTGCTTGTTGTGGTGTGACCGTGCTATGTGTGCCGCTTGAGGCGATGCCTTCATAGCTTACGGAAGAAGCACTATTAAACCCTCTCGCGTAAATACCAATAGCTGCTTGAGAAAAAGCTGGTTCAATGGTGACACTAGGATTGTTTACGCTAGAATGTGGTCGATTCGTGCCTACAGCAAGTTCATTGTCTATTTTTTTTTGCATAAACGCAGGTATGCCATGGGCCAACTCTGTGACACTAGACTGGGTAACCAAAAAAGAAATCTGTCTTGTGCTTTGCAGGCTAAAAACGCCATCGCTGGAGCCATTTACAGTATCAAAGCGGTAGCCAGTGATAGCAAACTTGGCTATAGTGACAACAAGAATTAGATCAGACTGTCCAGCGGGAAAGATGCTATGCCAAAGCCTTGTGAAGAAGATACTTGATTTGCTGTCGTAAATATCAATCTTGCTTGTGGTAAAGGGCTGCTGGTTGCCATTGGCATCTGTATAATAGTCAACAAAGTGGGTATCTTGATAGTAGTAGTTGGCTTGGACACTAAGATCCAGGGCATACCTGAAACGGCTCCATACTTCGCCTGACCTGGCCCCAACAGTAATGACAAATTCTAATGTAGCGCTTGCGGATCCAATACCTCCAACCCTTCGCGTAGTGGGCCCACTAAAGGGGTCCCAGCTACTGCCTGGTGTTCCGTTGGACCAACTATCATCATAATTTGTCCCACTATTTGAGGTAATTGTATAATTTTGGCCAATGTGCAGCCAGGCCACTCCTACGGCAACCTCGCCGCCCGACCTCCTCTTCCTCCATATCCGCCACTTCAGCGGATCCCGCTCCTCCAGCGCCCCCCCAACCCGATCAGGCGGCAGCGGCTGAGCCCTCAGGGCAGCGGCGCGGCGGGCCTTCACCTTGGTCTTGATCTTGTCGGCCAGCACTCTGCCGCCCAGTGCCTCGCGGTTGGCATACTGGGCCGCCCTGGCGGACTCAATCAGCCGGGGCGGCAGGCTCAGGTTGACGTGTCCGGCCATCAGGCGGTCACCAAGAAGCCATCCGTGAAGATCTGCACGTTGTAACTGCCCGGTTGACCAGGGCTGAGGACAATGTTCGGACTTTCAGGCAGCAGAAACGAAACCCCCGCGTTCCAGGTCACGGCGCCGCCGCCGCCGATGGTGCCGATCACGAGGTAGGCGGTGTTCCAGCTCAGCCCGGCGCCACCCGAGGAGGCGGCAAACTCACAAAGCTGCGCGGCCACCTCAAACCGATCGGTGGTGGCGTTGAAGGCCCCGGAGGGGATCGTCCATTCATATCTGGCGTAGCCGTTGCCGCTCAGCTCCACTGCATCCCACTGAGCAGTTGTGCTGGTGAGGCCTAGTGATCCCGAGTTGACGGCAAGGCACAGCCGCGCCTTTTTGCCGGCGTAGCTGTTGGTAAACAGGCGCTCCGCCTCATAGCGGGTTTGCTGCATTGCGGCGGGCATGGGGATTCAGCGGCTTTGCCTTAGTTTTCCCGTCTACTCAAAGAAGATCATGGGACCGAGGTATGCGGTTCCATCGCCGGAAACAGTTCCCCAGGCATAACCCGAATTTTCCCAAACGTTCACGCCGTAGCTTACGTTAGCAGGGAGTGTCAGTACGCTTACGTTTTTAACAACTGAATCAACGTTTGCCGTATTCAGGGGTCGCGCAAATATCAGGTATGTATTTCCCGATGTCAGTTGTTTCCCTGCAACGTTACTAGCTAGGTCTACCCTCCTCCACACGCCACTGAGAGCGGCTGCTGTTCCGCTTGGGACGACGATCGAAGAAACGCTGTCTGCCGCGTTAAAGTTTTCCTGATAAACAAAATCTATAAACGGGTCTACGGTGACATCTACCACGGCTAAGAAAATCTCGTATCCACCTGCTAGGCCATTTTGGCCATTATCAAAGAAGCCAACACCCTTAACGGTCTTAGTGGCTGATACTGTGAATGTCCAGCCATAGCCATAGACAGCCGAACTACTCCAGGCTATGGTGCTACCACCAGCGAACGTGTAATCTCCGCTATTGCCACCAGATATAGATAGGTTCGCAATTACCCCAGAGCCACTCCCGACCAGGGCTCCTTTTGCCCGCAGGAATGCAGCGATCACACCGCTCCCGCTGCCAGCCAACACCTGCATGGGCGGCTGCCGAATCCACGGCAGGAAGTCCACGATCACGCCACTGCCACTGCCGGCGGCAACGCTGACGGTTTCGTGATACGGGGGGAGGATCGTGCCAGGGGTGACGGTCCGCGGGAACACTGGGGCTTGGCTCGATGGGAGGGAGGCGAACAGAGCGCTCAAGTTGGGGCTGGTGAAGCTGAACCCACTGGGGATGGCGATGGCGTTCGCAGGCTTGGGGCTGGCATTGGTGGTGATCGCGACAGGGGCAGGCAGCGACGTGGCGCCAGGCGGCAGTGGGAACCACGCATCAGCCACGGTGCCATCCACCGCGCCCCAGAACAGGCAATCCGTGGTCGCCGTCACCCCCTGCGGGTCAATGTTGTAGGTGGTCCCGTTGGTCCTGAAGGCGGCGGTGCAGCCGTTGAGGCGGATGAACACCAGCCCTAGGGGAGCCGCCGGCAGGATCTCGGGGAGCACCTGGATCCCGTTGCCGTTCCGGTGGCCCAGCAGGAGGCGGTTCTCAGTGCGGGCGTAGTGGAGGGCCTTCTGATCGGCATTGCCCTTGGCAACGCTGTAGGTGCCGTTGGTGCCGCCGCTGTAGACGATCCGATCGTCAGGCGCATAGGGCGGGCTCAGCTCAATCGCGGTCTGGCTGGTGGCCGATCCAACGGCCCACGTTGCCGTGGAGGTGGTCTCAACGGTGGGGGCCTTCAGGTTGGCTGCTGCGGTGCGCTCGGCCTCGCTGGGGCGCCGCTGAAGGCCGAACTCGCGTTCAGTGCGGATGCGAGTCTCTGAGCCGACTGACACTAGCTGCCTGGCGAATCCAAGAACTTGCGCAAGGCGGCTGCCATCAAGCTGATTGCCTGCATCGCGAAGGCGGGAGATTGCCTCGGCGCCGTCTGGTGTGCTGATAAACGGGGCATAGGACTCCGTTATCGTCTTTGTGATACCCGTGCCCACTTCTTTTTCGTATGTCGTGCGCCTATACCCTGACTGGTATTGGTCGCCAAAGCCTACGCCGCGTAGCTGATTGTAGGGCAGTTGATAGCCAACGGACGCCTTTAGCGGTGCCAATGAAGACCATTCTGCCGTTGTTTCGGCCAATACATCTGAGTAGTTGCTAGGCTTCACGCCGGCATACGGGCTATTAACCTTGTAGGTGTAAGCGGTTTCATTGTATTCCAGCCCCCACAAGCCAAGAGTTGAGGTCTTGCGCAAGGTAACGCGGTCCCAGCCGTCATAGGTCGTTTCTGTTTCTGTTCGGGTGATATAGCTTATTTCCTGTTGTAATTGGTAAGCCTTAACCTCAAACACCTGATCCATCACGGCGCCTCCCAAGACGGTGGTTTCTATGCCATTGGTGATGGAGCTGCTTTGAATGTAATAGACAGGTCTGCCGTTGGCGTCCCTGCGCTGCCGATAGGCAAGGCTGCCATCCTCGTTCAAGACCGGCACCTTTTGATACTCCGTCCACTGATGCGTGTACCGCTGCGGGGCGGAGATACTTACATCGCGCTCCCAGTTTCGTTTTTTGATTGCGTCATCAGTTGTGTCCGGCGGTGCTAGCTTCAGGCTGGTGTACTTGGCATAAACCGCATCACCCGGCAGATCGCCGGTATTGATTGGGTTTAGATCAATCAGATCCTCTTCCGTCAGCAGAGATCCGGTGCCGATCTCTTGCGGGGCCTTGTTGATGAACTCCACAAGGCCTGCCGTGTTCATCCGCACGGCATACCCCTCGGAGGCAGCGAGCTTGCTCAGCTCCTCCACGTAGCCGGCCGTCAGATCAAACTCCTGTCGGGTGTAGTGGTTGGCGAGCGGGATCGATCCGGCCGCCGTGAGGCCCAAGGCCGCCAGGATCTGCCCCACCAGCCAGCTGGCAGGGATCGAAGGCGCCGCGGCACGCCAGACCGCTTCCGGTGTGTCCGGGCTGGCCTGGCGGGTGGTGAGGCTGTCGGGCGGTTGCTTGCGGGCCTCCAAGTAGGCCAGATCACAGCCCACGCTGACGCTTGTGATCTTCCCGGCCAGGGGGTTGGCGAACGACGACAACACCCGCAGCCGGCAGGGGAGCCGGGCGATCCAGTTCTGCCCATCGCTGTAGGCGAGCTCCACCACGGCCCCTGGCGCCGGCCGGTAGATCCCGGACAGGTTGATGGTGCCCCTCACGGTGACCACCCCAGACCCCTGCACGTGGCTGTCGGCGATGTTGCTGGCCTGCTCGGCGAGGGGGCCGAGGCTGCACCAGGCATAGGCGCGGGCATCCGTCCTCATCGGATCTTCGTCACCGCGAAGGACACGTCGTAGTAGGTGCCGATCGTGCCGCCATCAGCGCGGCGCTTGGCCACCGGCTCGGACCATTCGGTAGGAAACCACCCGCCGGTGGAGGGGCTGGCAGAGGTGGTGGTCTTGAGCCAGGTCTCCAGGGCCGTCAGGTTGGCCGCCGTCACCCACCCCTGCACGCGCCGCGTTTCGGTCGGAGCCAGGGGCCCAGTAATCACGTGGCGCCCACCGGGGGTGATCGCCAGGGCCGGCAGATCGGTGAAGCCGTCGGGCCTGGCGGTGAGGTTCACCACGGCGGTTCCGAATGTGATCGTGCCCAGGTTGAGTTGTGCGGCCTGCTCCGCCTCCTCCTCGCCCTGCCGCAGCAGGATGGCCAGCGACTGGGAGGCATCGACAAGGGTGGCGCTCACCCGGCAGAACATGCCGGCCATGGGGAACGAAGGGGCCGAGGCGAACCAGCAGGGCACCGCCGAGGCCCATGCGAAGCCCGGCGCCGCGCCGGTCAGGCCCACGGTGGCCCCCACCGCGCCGGTGCGGATCGGGTCGTCCTCAAGGATCTTCACCGCGTTCCAGGCGTCATAGATCCCCGCGATCGTGGCGCCGTCCTCGCGGCTCACGATGCCCGAGAGGGCCCACCGCCTGGCGGCCCGGCCCCGGCGCACCTCCACCTCGTCGTAGCCGAAAGGGTGCTCCGTGAGGTTCGGGAAGGTGTAGGTGGCGCCGCTGTAGGAAATCGTGATCATCGGAAGCCCTGCAGGGTGTGGAGGAGGCCGGCGTTGCCGGGCAGGTTGACGGTGACCTCAGGCCGATACGACCGCATGGTGCCTTCCAGGGCATCGATCGAGCGCTGGAGGCGCCCCAAGGCCGCCGCCTGCGACGCAGCGCCGCCACCCCCGGCAGCCGGGGCCATGCCAGCCAGCAGGGGAGCCGGGCCGCCGCCGAAGGCGCCGAGGGCGTCCAGTCGGGAGGTGAGCCCCGCGGGGAGCACCATGCCGGGGGACGGCGGGCTCCAGGAGCCGTAGGCCGGGGCATGGATCAGCGACAGGGCGCCCGAGCGGCTCAGGAAGCTTTCCACCCCCAGCTCGTTCACCTGATACCGGCCGCCCGGCTCCACACCGCCGCCGGCCCAGCGGGCAGCGGGGGCGTTGGCGAGCTTGGAGACGGTCTGGAGCAAGATGCTGGCTTGGTCGTTGGCCTCCGCAAAGCCCATGCCCAGCGCCTTGGCCGCGTCGGTTGCGTTCCGCAGGGGCGCAGGCAGGCCTGACGCTGTGGCGTAGATCTGCTCTACCGGGCCATCCCCGGCCTGGATCGTGCCCACAAGCACCTGCCTGAGCCGATCCACACCTGTTGCGGCTTTGTCAAGCTTGGCCAGGGGCTCGATCAGAGACCGCTCCCAAGAAGTGCCAGCGTCTGACCAGATATTGCCCCACTCCTTGCCGATCGCCGCGGACCGCATCTGATTGGCAGCGGTCGCCTGTTGAACCTGCTGGGTTTGGCGCTCTAACCCGAAGATTATCCCGAGGTTGGCCATCCGCTCACGCTCAACCCCGGCCAGCGACTGCGCGGCCTTGATCGATTCCCCCTGCAACTTGACTTGATCGTTGAGGAATGGTTTTTGCAGTGCCGTGGTGCTTGGATCAGCTAGCTTGCTGCGCAACTCAAGCAACTGTTGGCGCTCCTGCAGCACCGCCCGATCGGCCGCCCGCATGGCGCCTTGCTGCTCCAGGAACTGCCCCGCCTGCTTCAGCTCCAGCACCTTGCGCTCCATCTCAAACCGCTGCGCCGTGGCCTCAATACTGGCCTTCATGGCACGAAACTCGGCCTGCTCGCCCTCGCGCTTGATCGCTACGATCCTTTGCTCCGCCTGCTGAATCACCTGGGCATTGGCCCCGCGCTCTCGCAGGAACTGCAACTCCTTCTCCGCCAGGCTGAGGCGGTTGCTGTTGCGACTGCGCTCCACGTCAAAGCCGCTTTGAGTTAGGGCTGCCTGAGCGTTGGCGAGGTTCACGTAGGCATCGGCCGCCTGCTGCACGTAACGCAGTCGAGCGGTGAACTGCGCTGCCTCTTTCTCGTCTAGGTTGGCGCTCGCCTGCTGCACGTTGAGCTTGCTCTTTGCAACTTCCAACTGTTCCCTTGCGGTTAGCACCCGTTTGCCATCTGCGGCAACCTGTCGATCCAATGTTGCCGCTAGATCCTTGTTGATCCTCTCGCGTTCAATGTCAAGATTCCTGACTTGAATCTGCAGCGGTAGCAGCTTGCCGCGGGTAACCACTGGGTCGATGCCCTTAGATAGCATGACGGCAATATCGCCTTGCAACTTGCCAAGTTGCTGCACGGCCTCCTCTCGGTCAATCACTGTCTTAATTCCGATCTTCCTGAGATCAATCTGGCGCTGATAAATATCCAATGCTCCGTCTATTACTTTCTGCTCGGGGGCGCCAACAGGGAGGCTGATTTTCCTGGCCAGCAGCGCCTTAACCTCTTTCTCGATCGCAGCGAGATCCTTGGCCCCCTGTTGGGCCACCGGGGAAGCGTCGGTGACGGCCTGGCCCCGGTCAATCTGCTGCAGCAGCTTGAGGTAGCGCTCAGCACCGTCCACCTTGGCCTGTAGCGGCGTCCTCTGCCTGTCCCCTTCACTTAGCTTGCCGTATTCCTCTTTCAGTGTTTTAATTTCAGCCCTGGCCTTGTCAATGCTCAACTTAATCTCCAGTGGTCCCTCAATCTCCCGTAGCTTCATGTAAAGCTCGTTCACACGCTTCTGCGCGTCGGTGGTATCAATCCCCAGCTTCTTCCCGTCTGCAATCTCTTTCTGAAGCTGGGCGATCTGATCTTTCAGCTCGCGGGCCTTACTGCTGAGGGCTTCGGTTTCCTGGCCTGTTGCCTTGATGTTGCTGTTGAGCACCGCGTACACGCCCGCGGCGGTTGCAGCAGCGCCGACCAGTCCAGCGATGAATCCACCCCTTGCGGCGCCAGACGCCAGGGAGGTGAGCACAGCTGTTCTGCCGAGCTGAATGTTGAGGAAGCTCAACCCGGTTGCAGCGATTCCAGCGGCTGCGGCAATACCACGGAACACCAGAACACCGGCCCCCAGTGCGATGGTGGTTTGAACCAGGGTTTTGGTGGTCTGATCCATCTCCTTGAACGCCCCGGTTACCAGCAGGATCCCGGCGGTGGCAGCGGCCACGATCGCAAGACTCCCCCCGATTCCAGCCACGGCAACCCCGGCCGCCCTTGCCGCAACAGACAGCCCCGCGAACCCACCCGTCTGAGCCAGCACGAGATTGAGCGCAGTGAGGCTGATCGCTGCGCCGGTGGAGGCGATGCCCAGGGCGATCAGCGCCGCCCCGGTGTCCTTCACGGGCTTGGGCAGGCCCGAGATGGCCCCCACGGCAAGGTTGGCCGCCTGCACCAAGGGCCGGAGACCTGCCGCCATCACCCCTCCGATGTTGTTGCGGAGGGAATCCATGGTGCCGGTGAGCTGCTGGATCTCCAGGCCCATCCCAACCATCGCATTGCGGGCGGTGTCGGTGGCCCCTTTGCTGTTGCGGAGGTCCGCGAACATCTTGGCGATGGCTGAGTTGCTCTGGTTCGTGATCGACAGGAACTTGGAGCCCGCGTCATCGCCGAACAGGATGTTCGCCAGCTGCACCTGATCGGCCTGGTTGAGCTTCTCTAGGCCTGCCTTCAGGCGCAGGAACACCTGCTCCAAGGGGAGGAGCTTGCCGCTGGCATCGGTCACGGTGGCCCCGAGCTTGCCCATCACTTGCTGTAGCCGCTCCTGACCGCGCACGAGGCCCAGCACCTCGGGCGATGCGCCGCCGGCCGCCTCCTGCAGTTTCTGCAGGCCCGTGCGGAGGCCTGTGCCAGCCACGCTGCCTTGTATCCCCGCGTTAGCCATCAGGCCGGCGGCGGCGGCCACGTCCTCCAGGCTCACTCCGAGGGCTTTGGCGATCGGCGCGGTGTACTCAAAGGTGTAACCCAGGCCCTCGATGCTCGCGTTGGAGCTGTTGGCCGTGTTGGTCAGCACGTCCACCACGCGGGCGGTCTGATCCACCTCAAGCCCAAACCCCCTAAGGGTGTTCCCCACGATGTTCCCGAAGGCCTCAAACCCGGTCCCAGTGGCCTCGGCGCCCCGGACCACCCCGGCCAGAGCCCCCTCCACCTCGGAGATACTGAAACCGGCCCGCACGAGGGACGTGGCGAGCTCGGCCACCTGCTTGGTGGTGCCGGCCGCATCGATGCCCACCTGATCCACGATCTGGCTGAGGCGCTGGTAGCCGCCCGTCTCCCCCGCAGCAGCGGCGGCCAGGCGAAGCTCGCCGTCCAGCTCCAGAAACCCCTGCACGAGGCCCCGCACGCTGCCCAGGGCGGTCCCGGCTGCGTCGGTGAGTCGGCTGGTGAGGCTGACGGCAACACCGGTGACAGCGGCCTCCAGCAGGTTCATCCCTGCGGCCGATTCCCGCGTTGCGGCGGTGGTCGCGGATTTGAAGGCATTGATGGCCTGCGTCGCCTCAGCAAAGCCCCGGTTGACCTTGCCGATTTGATCGAGGGTCTTCTGGGGGATCACGTCCCCGGAGACCGTCTCAAACTGCAGCTTGACCCGGTTAAAGCGGACCCCGGCCTCCTTCGCGGCCTTCTCCGCCTGCGCCACGAGATCGTTGAAGGCCTTCTGTGCCTGTGCGCTCAGCCCCTTGCCAAAGTCCGCCCCCGCCTGCCCGCCTGCCCGCTCCAGTTCGCGGGCGATCTCCGCCTGGTTCTCCAGCAGGAGGGCCAGTGAAACCTGGAGATCCGCCACCCGAGCCGCGCCGCGCTACTGCTGTAGTTTTCCCGCTGTCAGGGGCGCTGCAACACCGCCACCGGACAGGCCCACGTAACCGAATGCTGCTGCAGGCCCGTGGTGAGCCCGTCGATGGTCACGTCCGAGGCATTGGCCCCCGGCAGGAGCTGCAGGAGGCGGTTCAGCACGGCGAGCTGATTGCAGGCACCCCCGGCGGTGGGAGGTTCCCACTGCGTCACCGACAGGCGGAAGGTGGGCCGCACGTCCACCTCACCGGTCTGGGCTTGCGTGGTGGCTGTGCCCATGGGCGAGCGCCACACCACGATCTCCACCCCCGCAGGCTGCGTGGTGGGCTCGATCGTCTCCTTTGGCCAGAAGTGCGCCAGGGCGCGGCGGGTGGCACCGCCTTCGAGCACGTGGACCCCCAGGAGGGGGGTAAGCACCGTGTCGGCCGCCAGGAGGTCGAACAGGGCCAGGGTGGTGGTGGGGAGGGGCATGGTTAGCGGCGACCCTTGCGGCCCTTGTTCACTCGCTTTCTTGCTTGCTCTCGAAGTTGCTTTGCCATTTCCGATCTGTCTTTTGATGCGCGAATCGTACGCATGATATTCAAAGGTGAACTTAGTGATTGCCGATCAAGCTCTTTGCCGCTTATTTTTACGACAGTCCGTTGCCTGTTGTATATCTCGTTAGCGGCTGACCTTGTGACCTGGCTTCGGTACATGCGTGCATTGTCAGGGCCGCTAAGGGAGCCCATTGAACCGCTGCGCAACGCCTTCAGTGTCTGGGCTTGCGATTGCTTAATACCTTTAGTGACCCGTGCCCTTCTTGCTGCGATTGCCTGCAAGGATCCAAGTCCTGCTTTGGGCTTGGATCCTTTCGCCTTCACCCCCCTCCGCGCCGCCAACACCCCCGGCTTCATTCCCCTCGGCTTGGCCACGGTCCCGGCGGGGCGGGCGGAGCGGGTGCGCTTGGGGGCGGTGGGTTTGGGTTTGGCCTTGGGAGTGCGAATGTCGCTGCGGCGAACTTCGTTGTCGTAGCGCGTGTAACCCTCTTTTGTGGTCCCTGCCATTCCCTCCGCGAAGGACTTGGCCCTTTGGGCCGTCATTGAACTCTTTTGGAGCCTGGCGTTTGCCTTTTCCGCTTTTGCCAGTCTTGTGAGCGCCGTTTTCCGCGCTTGCGGAGTCATGTCGGAATACTGATTCCTTGCCGGTATTGCCTTGTTTTGCGCCCTTTTCAGCTCGTCTTTTGCCTTGTTGGCCATGTCGGCAAGTGCCGCAGCCCTTGCGTTTGCCCTGCCGAGAACTTTCTTCCGCTGCGGAGATAGCGGCGCAAGCCTGTCACTCCCCTGCAGCGCCGGGACCACCGTTGAGCGCCGCGCTCGTGCTGGCTTGGTGGCAGAGGGAGGCTTGGCGGGCTTGGCCTTCGCCTTGGCATTGCGGACCGCCCGGCGCACGGACTCGGCAAGGTCCATGCGTCCCTGTCCGCCGGTACGCTTGCTTTCTCGCGTAGAAGCCGCCAAAACAAACTTGCTGGCCCGGTCGTAGGTCTGCAGCAGGTTCCTGTTGCGACGATCCGAGCCTGTCGCCTTCCGCAATCCAGGCCTGTTCGCGTCAAGCCTCGCAATGATCCGGCCTGCCTTGGCATCGCTGATATTGCGCTTGGACTCCTTTTTGGCGGGCTTGGCGACAGAGGGGGCGGTCGGTCGTTTCAAGGCCTTCGCTGGGGCCACCGGCTTCGCCGCCATCCGCTCCTTCCGCACCGCCGCCAGGCTCCGCGCCACGCTTCCCCTGATCCCCCTGCCACCCTTGGCGATCGTGCTGGCCCTGAACCCTGCCGGCTTCATTGAAGCAAGCTGCGTTGCCCGCTTGTTCCCCTTGGCCGTCTTCAGCCTCCCGCCGCGCACCGTGGCCCCATTGCGGCCGATCCCGCTGATCCGCCCGCTGTTGTCCCGGTTCAGCCGGTTCCCCGCCCTGGTGGCCGCCCGCCGGGTCGCTGGGGTGCTCCGCTTGGGGGCGCCGCCGCCTGGCGAGCTGGCGAACCGGCCGTTGTTGTCGCGGGTGTAACTGGTGCGGCGGCCTCGTGGCATGGCGGAGCGGTCGGAGCTTCTGCCGCAGTTTTCCCGCTGGCCCAGTTATGGATCCTCTCGCCGACCTGATGCCTATCTGGATTTGGGTAGCTATTCTGCTGCCATGCCAGCCCCCGATCCTGTTGCCGGTTTCCTCCCCGCGGACCCCGCAGGCATGGAGCTGAGCACCGCCCAGGCGTTTGAGATTGAGCGCATCGGCCGCCTTCTCGACGAGGTGGACGACGTGCTGAGCCTCCGCAACCTGGCGAAGCTCCTCCTTAAGTCCTGGTACGCCCAAAAGGCGGCCACGGCCTGGGTGATGCGCCAGGGGATGCGGCGATGACCTGCGGCCTCGTTCGGCTGATCTGTGAGGAGCCCACGGCCCTCCCGCCCGGTCAGGAGGGCAGCAGGTCGCTGGTGGTGGACGTGCTCCCCGAGCAGGTCGCCGCCGAGGTGGCCCGGCTGCAGAGCGAGGGCTGGCAGACGATCTCCGAATGGCCTCTCTGATGAGCACCAATCCCCCCGATCCCCAGTGGCTGGCCCCAGCCCGGCAGATCGTCGCCGAGTTCGAAGGGTGCCGCCTCACCGCCTACCCCGACCCCGGCAGCGGGGGCGATCCCTGGACCATCGGCTACGGGCACACCGGGCCCGACGTGGTGGAGGGCGCCGTGATCACCCAGGCGGTCGCTGAGGGCATGCTGACCACGGACATCAACCGCGCCGCCGCCGAGGTGTTCCGGCTGCTCCCGATGGCCAGCAAGTGGACCCCGAAGCAGCAGGCGGCCCTGATCTCGTTCACCTTCAACGTGGGCCCCAGGAGCCTGGAGATTTCCACCCTGCGGCGGCGCCTGCTGGCCGGCGAGAGCCCTGAGGCCGTGGTGAAGGCCGAGCTGCCCCGCTGGAGCAAGGCCGGGAAGAAGACCCTGGCGGGCCTGGTGCGGCGCCGGGCGGCAGAGGTGGCTCTGTTCGTGGCCGGTGCTCCTGCCCCTGTCACGATCGCCACGCCACCGCGCCCGCCTGGTGGCCCCGCTCCCCAGGGCCCGCCGATCTGGCCGCCGGGGATGGTGGGCCCGAAGATCCGCCCCACCCTGAAGCCCGGTGATCACCACCTGATCGCCAACGACGTGGACCAGACCCTCACGGCCTGGACCCATGACGGGCGCCGGCTGTGGAGGATCCCCTGCTTGTGCCGTGGACAGGGCAAGGAGGCCGAGTGGAACCGCACGGGCACCGACACGCCGCCTGGGCTCTACCGGATCAACCCGAAGGGCATACACCGGGACTACGAGGCCGATCCAGCCGCGAACTTCACCCCCGATCGCCGCGCCTACGGCTGGTATTCGTTTGACCTGGAGGGGCTGGAAGGGCAGGAGGGGCCCACGTCACGGCCCTATCGCGACGGGATCATGCTGCACGGTGGCGGCAGCGCCTGCGGCTGGCCGGGGGCCTGGAACCCACGGCAGGAGCTGCACCCGACCCTTGGCTGCATCCGCCTCCACAACCAGGATCTCCGCGATCGGATCCTTCCCCTGCTTGGCCTGGGGACCGTGTGGGTCAGCGTGCTGCAGGAGGCTGTATGACCCGCCGCACCTACGACGACGCGACCAGGGAGACGCTTGCCAGGGCCATCCTGGAGACCCCCGCCGACATCGCCCACGCGGTCATCGGCCGCCGGCTGGATATGAATGCCGAGGCGGTGCGCCGTGTGCGGGTTGGCATGATGTGGGCCTCCTATGCGTCAGAGCTGCCACGCATCCCCGTGGCCGACATCGTTCGCACGTGCCGGTCGTGCCGCCTGTTTGAGGAGAGGCCATATCGGCGCACAACGGGCGGCACGGAGCGAAGGTTCTACGGCTTCTGCAGTCTTCACTTCCCCGAGGCGACGGACAACCACGACTGGGCTCGATCCTGCGAGGCCTATTGCTGCAGCGAAGGGGGTCGGCCATGAAAAAATCCGCCTTCACCGGGATCATCACGCCTCGCGCCGATCGGTTCCGCCTCGGTGACTTCTGGACCGGGCCCGATGGCCGCACCTACACCCCTCGCGGCCTGCCCGACCTGCCGGGTCACGTGTGCTTGATCCCCATCGGCGGTGGCCCCCACGTGCTGATGCGCCGGGATTCGGTGCGTGGATTTCAGCGGAAGAAGTGGGGCGGGAAGGCATGAGCGATCACGACCCCTGCCGACCACTCACCAGCCACTAAGCCCATGAACATCTTCCACCTACTCCGCCAGCTCCGCCTGTACGCAATCGCTCAGCGGCTGGTCCCATTCCCCCTGCCCGCAACAGAGCGCGAGCTGCGCCGCTGGGATGCCCTCGGCGAGGCCTACGGCGCCCTGCTGGAGATCAAGTACGCCGACAACCTGCAAGCCGCCCGTGAGCTTGCAGGGGATTCCGCCGATCGCGTTCGTGAATACTGCCGCCTGCCATGACCACCCCATCCCTCCCGCCCGACATAGAGCGCTGCCCCGGCGTGGGCGAGCAGGAGGGCCATGAGTGGTTCTGGCGCGAGGGGTGCCACGACTGCGCCCGGCGCTTTGGCCTGTTCAGCGGAGCCCCTCCCGGCTCGCCCACCATGACCCCACCGCCGATCGTGGTCTTTGAGTGTGAGGCCAGGCTGACCTTTAGGGACGCCCGGCTGATCCAGTGGGCCCGCGAGGGATAGGCGGGTTGGCGGCCTCCACCGGAAGCGCCCGGCCCGCCCTGGCGATCACCACCAAACCTGCTGCCCCGTCCGTACCTTCATGGCTCGATTCCAGCTGAGCGCCGCCTCGTCCACTGCGGCTATGGCCGGCAGGGGGCCGCAGGAAAGCAGCAGGTGGTGAGCGATGCCCCGGATGATCTCGTTGGCCTCGGGGTCACCGATCCACCGCTGATGAATCAGGGCCGGGAGGTAGTAGGACGACTTCCAGACGGGATCCTGCCGCAGGCCACGGGGGCGCGACGCGGCGGCGGTGCGCTGCTGGAGGGGCTCTGCAGTGGCGGACTGGGCCACGCCGATGGGCTCCAGGAACCAGCCATCCATCCACACCGCGAAGGCCGGGCTGATCCAGCGGGCCAGATCGACCGCCAGGCGGGGGTGGATCCAGGTGCCCTGCAGCTCGGGGCGGCCGCCCTTGACGAGGTGAATCAGGCCATCGATTCCCGAAGCCGGAAATCCGGCCACGGCTGCGCCGCAAGGGATCTGAATGCCCAAGCCCTCGGCAAGGGCACAGACGTACTCGCCAGTGCGCTCGTTGCTGGCGTAGTGGTTCCACCGCTTCCCGCCGGCCTTGCACATGGCCGTGGCGTTCACAAAGCCATCCGCCTCGCGGCGCTGAATTGCGCAGCCGTTCCACTGCCGGGCCTCAACGCCGGCCGACAGCAGAGCCGGGCCGCAGTTCGCGTTCTTCATGGGTTATCCCGCTCGGGGCGGGCAGACGTGGGCCCTGGCATCCCTGCCAAGGTCTTCAAAGCGTAGGGGTATCCGCCCACGTTTTGTCAAGCGATTGTTACGCCGGGTCGTTGGATGAGGTTTCAGGGAGGCCACGTCAACCCCCCACCCCTGCCCTGATTCCCAGTCAGGGACTGGTGTTGTATTCGGGCCAACCCGGACTGCAGCAGGCTATCCCAGATCCCCCAGTGCAAGCTCAGATGCTGCGCGGTTGCTCTGTCCCTATCTTGACCTAGGATAGACCCGAATCACCACCCCATTCCCAAATCACATGAACGCCATCAAAACCATCGTGCACAGCTTGATGCAGTGGCTCAATGGAGACCGCATGACTGAGATCATGGTTGACCTTGACCCTGATGCGGTGGAGCGGCTGGAGGCGATGGCCGCCGAGCAGGGGGTGACCGTTGATCAGCTGGCGGAGGGGCTACTGAGCGATGGACTGGAGAAGCTGGAGTCCGGGTGGCCCTTTGTGCTGCCCCTGTCTTGACCTAGACCGCTGCGGGATACTTCAATAGAGCCCAGGGAGGTGATAGTCCCTGGGCTTTTTCATGCTCACCCCTCCCCAACCTCTCGCCCCTGGCTGATCAGCAGCGCCCGGTAGTGCCCCATCACCACCCCTAGGCTCCGATGCACCAGGCAGGAGCCGCCGGAGCAGATGCGCCACAGACGCTCACCCGGTCGGCTATCTGAGGTCACCACATGAAGCAGGCCGTCAGTGTCCACCTCAGGCGTTGTCGTAGATGGTGTGAACCTGGCCCAACACCATCAGCGAGGCGCCGTACTTCACCAGGGCGCCTGCATCACCCTCTTCTTGCTTGGATGTAATCCGGCCGTAGCACAGCTTTTTCTCAACCGTGCCACCAGGTCCAACCCGCAGATACTTAACGGCGAGCTTCTCGGCGACACCTAGCTGACGAATGACCTCCATGATCTTGTGATCTACCGATCTATGCACGGTCATGCCCTTAAAAGCAATGCTGGAGTCGGAATTGATTCCGATAGAGATTGAAGCGCCGCGGGTTACCTGATCGTGCGTGAGAACCTTCTCGTCCTGTCCCTGCGTCGAGAGGGGGGCGCCGGTGACGTTGAGGAGCTGGATCGGCTTGCCGGTGCCATCCAAGGGGTAGACCCCCGTGGTGACAGTGCCGGTATCAACCGCGCTGGTGATGTTGCTGGCGGTCAAGGCGTAGGTGAAGGTCGTCGTGCTGGGCGCCGTTGCCACGGTGAAGGTGCCATTCACGGCAGTGGCCGTGGTGGCAGCCACTAGAGCCCTGTCACCAGTGGCCAAACCATGGGCGGTGCTGGTAGTAATCGTGACAATGTTGGAAGCAAGCGCAACATTGGTGATCGTCCTGGTGGTGCTATTCACCAGCAAGCGGAAGGTGGAGGCCTCCCCGCTGGTGCTCACAGCCCCGGCGCCGCTGATCGCGTTGGCGGTGTTCAGCCAGGAGCTGAGGTTCGCGCCGTTGTTGGCGGCGGCGGTGGCAGCATCCTCAAGCGCCACGGACGCGAGTCGCATCGGGACGATGTAGTGCTGGATATCCAGCGCGGCGGCGTAATCAACGGTCGAGGGCATGGCCAGGGGGTGGTTTCTCTACCTGGAGTTTTCCCGGCTCGCCAACACCAGCACCGCGCCGGCCTGGGCAGCGGCGAACGATCGCCCCGGCACCACATCGGCCGGCACCCGCAGGGCCACGACCTCGCCGGCCTCAGAGGCGAACTCCCGCACCCGGCCCACGGCGCTGGCCTGGGCCACGAGGAACCCGCCCCAGTGACCTGCGTCCACCCGGTAGGGAGCCAGAAGGATCGCATCCTCGGCCGCCCAGCACAGCCGCGGCGGTGGGGTGACGCCTCGGCCCTGGGCCTCCAGATCGGCCAGCCATGGGCCGTCGAGCACGAACCCCGGCAGGAGGTTGCGCTCTAGGAGCTCCAGCAGGGCGGCGCCGGCCTCGCTCGGGGGGCGCGGCTTCTCGGCCACCTCCACCCAGAAGCAGAAGTCCTTCAGGCTGTAGGGCTCGGGCTGGCTCTCCCTGTTGCGGTTGGTTTCGGCGAGGATCAGGGCGATTTGGGCGATGCCCTTTTCTTCCCGGTGAAGCCTCTCGCGTTCGGCTGTGTGGCCCGCCTGGAGGGCCTGGAGGACATAGCCGGCGGGGAGCTTCCCGAATCGCTCGCGGCTGAACTCAGGGGCTCCGGGCCAGAATCTGCGGCAATCCCAGAAGGCTCGGGCCCAGTCGGGTCGGTCGCAATCGAGCTGCTGACCTCCTGCAACTTTCCCAGCGCCTCCTCCAGCGCCCGCATCTCGGCCGCCGGATCCTGCTGCAGGCCAGCGCCGGCCCGCTCCTCCTCCTGCTCAAAGGCGTGGAGGATCCCCAGCAGGGGGGCGGGGAGCCTGCGGGTCTGCTCGTCGGTCCAGGCGGGCTTGATCCGGTTCAGGATCACGGTGACGGACCGAATCACGACACGGTTGGTGACGGCCCTGGCTTCCACCAGAAAGGGGGCGATGATCCCGGCGTAAAGCACCTGCACCGCCTCTTCCTCGGCGCTCATCCGGCCGATGCTGGCGCCCTGCTCTTGGGCCAGCAGGCGGGTGAGCAGGCCAAAGCAGCGGTGGGCGGTGAACTCCAGGGCTCGCGCCTGCGCTCCGGGGTACTCCGCGATCCGATCTGCATCCGCTTGCATGGCATGAGCCAGCTCCACCGCAGCAGCGGTGATCAAGCGGTAGAGGGCGTTCTGCGGGTCAATCTCCCGGATCCCCTGCATCTCGTCCACGGTGAGGTAGCCCAGCCGGGGGATGGTCATCTCCCCGCCGTTCCACTCAACCGTGGCAGTGGCCTGCTCGGAAGCCTGGGGCACGGTTTCCCAGGGGAGGAGATCGAAGCTCATTGGAGGCGGCGGAAGGCTTGGATGAATGATGCCCGGTATTGGGCCCGATAGTCATAGGGCTCAATACCGGGGATTTTTATGGTCCCGATCACCGCCGAGGTCCAGGGCCGGGCAGGCAGGTTCACGAGGGGGCGGGTCTTGTCGCCCCATGGATGGACGTTTGCGCCGTAGTGAACCGCTGTGGCATAGCCCACGGCCCATCGGAAGGTGCAGAGGCTGCCCGAGATCTGGAAGCTGTTGGAGGCTCGCAAGGTGCCGAGGTCCACGATGTTACGAGGCGAGCCCACCGGCCGGCCAGGGGTGCGGCTGCCATCACGGCGGAAGGTGCCCCCGCGCATGGTCACCCTTGGCCACTCCCACGCCTTGGTGCCCAGGGCATCTTGAAAGGCGCTGTTGAGCTCGGGGAATACCACTCGCGCCGCCGCCTCTGATGCCCGCTGCGCCTTGGTGAGGGTGGCCGGGTTCACGCGCACCGTGGCCCTGGTGCTGACTTTCATCGGCCTGCTGCAAAGGTGCCGGTGAACTCGTCGCCGGCTTCAACGCGGATCAGGGCATCAATGCCGCCAACGCCTGAGAGGGTGGCGATCGTGACCCAGCCGCGCTCCGCTTCGGTGGTGGCCGGCAGGATTGAGAGGTCGCCCATGAACGCCTCCAGCTTCTCGCCGCGGGGGAACCCCGTGGGCCGCAGGCCGGTGTCGGTCCAACTCCAGGCGGTTCCCGCGTCCAGCCAGCCGGCTCCGGAGGGCACCACGGCCCAGCGGGTGATGTTGCCCTCGATGCTGCCCGAGCCGATGGACCGCCCGCCGCTCTCCTGCTCGCCGCCGGGGCTCTGGGCCTCAGCAAAGGCCTCGATCACCACCAGATCAGTGGCCCGCTGCAGTCCCTCCCGCAGGCTGGTGGCCGCTGCGGTGGGGCGCCGCCAGAGGAGGCGGAGGTTCGCGACGGGGGCGAAGGGGGTGGGCATGGGTTAGGGGTTGCGGCGGCGGGGGGTGGCGGCAGACCTTGCCAAAAAGGCGGCGTAATCAAGTCCTGTTTTTGTAAGCGCTGACTGCTCAAAATAGGCTCCACCCGGGCCAACAAGCCGACGTTTTCCATTTTGCGTTTGGACCCTAAAACCCTTGCTGACCCGATCTTCAATAAGTGCTTGCCGAAGTACGCCATTGCCATTATTAACGGTGTATTTTTCAAGGGCTGCATTGGCTTTTGCTCTTTGCATCGGCGGCATTGATGCCGTGAACTCTTTTCGCCGCTGCTCGCTGGCGGCGGTTGTAACGTTGGCCGCTTTTTCTGCAGCGCTTAGCTGCTTTGGCGGAAACTTTTGCCGCCCTGGCTCTAGCGAATAACTTGGATCAAGTTTGAAGATTTTATCCCTTGCGGCTTTTCTGACTTCCAATGAATTGGAGCCGTTGTAGATTATTTTTTCTAAAGCGGCTTTTTTGCTTGCTTTGCTTTGAACTTTTGCCACCGTCCCCGCCACTCGGGAGGCCTTCATCCGGGGCCCGGCGCCCTTGGGGCTGGGCTTGCGAGCGACGGCCATTTTCTCGCCCCCAAGGCCCACGAGGATCCGGTAGGCGCGGGCGGCGGTCCTGAGGGTCTTCTGCGCCTTGTCGGCGGCGGCTTGATTCTTAGGCGAGCGCCGCCGGTTGAGGCGCTGCTGCGCCTCTAGTGCCGCCTTCTGTGCCCGGTTGTAGTTGGTGGTTGCCCTGGCGGCCCGTGCGCCGGATGCGGCTGCCTTGGCTTTCTTGGCGGCGATGGCGCCGGGCTTGAGGCCTCGGGGTTTGGCGAGGGTGCCGGAGGGGCGGGCTGCCTTCGCACGCCTGGCAGGAGGCGCCGGGACCGTGCCGGTGAGAACCTGCTGGGAGGTGGCTGGCTTCAGGCCACGGCGAGCACCCCGCTCCCGTTGGATGCGGCGACTGAGGGCCCGCCGGTTGTCCTTGAGGCCTTGCTTTGCCTCGGCTGCGTTGGCGCTTCCTGGCTTGGCGCTGCTGAGCCGTCGCCGGGCCCCTCTCACCGCGCCCACGTACTCGCTGATCTTGCCGCGGTCAGGCCCCGGCCCTGGCCGCATTGCCGGGCGGTTGGGGCGGATCACCCGCACTGATGACCTGGGCGCCACCACCGGCTTAGCCGCCACCTTCCGCCCACCCCGAATCACCCCCGCCCGCGCCGCCATGCGCACCGTGGAGGCCGCCCGCGCCTTGCCAAGGCGGTTGGCGCCCCTGGTGACGGCCCCCCTCTGCGCCCGCAGGCCAAGCGACCCCCGCAGGCTGCGATCGGCTGGGTTCTTGGTGGCCAGCTTGGCGCGGCTGCGGCGAAGGCTCCCGCGGGCCCCGAGGGTGCCGCCGGTGACCGTGGGTTTGGCCGCTGCCCGCCTGGCTGCGCGACGAGAGGCTGGCGTGCTGCGCTTCGGGGGGCCACCGCCGGGAGTCGAGGCAAAGCGCCCGCTGTTGTCGCGCACGTAGCTTGTGCGTCTGCCTCTACTGCCGCCGCGGGCCATGGGATCGGGGTCTACTGCCCCAGTTTTCCCGTGGTCCCGGCCCTTACTTCATCGGCTTGGCGGCCTTCTTCCCGCCCTTGGTCTTCGCCTTCGGCTTGGCTGCCTTGGGCTTGGCGGCCTTGGGCTTACCGGGCATCCCGCCGAAGTAAGGCATTCCACCTGCTGGCATGGTTTGTGAGCGACTGCCTGCAGTTTTCCCGACGCAGGCCACGCACACCGCTCACGCGGAAGCCTGCAGCATCGGGGCACCTGACGACACCAGCCACGTCCTTATTTTCAGCTCCCTATTGACGCAATAAAAGGGCTGTGATTGATACCACTGCCACACATCACAGTGATTCTTAGAGCCATTGCAGGGAGCGCAAGCCGGGATTAGGTTAGATCGCTGCGTTGTGCCGCCGTTTATCTTGGCGACAACATGATCGAGGGTGATCTTGTCAGGCTGGCAACCGCAATAGGCGCAACAACCATCCCACGCCTCAATAATCCCCCGCCTGAATCGATGCTTTGTGATTCGCTTGGAAAGAAGCTCGGACCCTTCAATTTGGTGGGACACGGGTTTGCCGAGAGGGTGTACTGATCAGAGGTGCGCGGGCGATGGTGCGCCTGCTCAGCTCCTCAGCAACATCCCCGCGCCGCTCATCCCCTGCGGGGCGATCCGGGGCACGTTGAGGGCCGTGGCGATCCGGTTGATCAGCGCCTGGATCCGCTCGTCCCGCTGCCCCTGTGCCGTGGCCCTGGCACCGCCGCCGAAGCGGTAGCGGGCCTTCAGGAGGGAGGTGTCCCACGCCAATTTGCCGGCTTGGTTCAGCTGCTGATCCCGCGTGGGCGTGGTGCCGGGGATCGGCCCCTCGTACTCCTCGGCGTTCCCGAGGTGCGCGGTGCCCGCGTCAACCTCATCGGCCTGGGCTTCCTCCAGGCTCACAATCTCGTCCAGCCACCCCTGGATCTGGGTCACGGTGCTGGGGCTGTGCGTGGCGACCGCGTTCATCTGCTGCGTCAGCTCCACCAGGCTCCCCTCAGTGGCGGGCCAGCCGATGTAGGTGCGGATCAGGTCCCGATCGTTGCGAGGGCTGGTGGCCGTGGGGCGCCAGAGGGTGTCAGGGGCGAGGATCGTCACGGCGCGAGTCAGGCTGCCTGAAGTTTTCCCGCTGCAGGATCTTCCAGGCCCTTGCGGGCTCCATGCAAGGTGCCCAGCCAGTAACGGCCCTCGGGGTCCAGGTTGGCGGTGAGCAGTCGCAGGATCTGCTCCCCTTCCGGGTCGTCCGCCACGGCTGTGAGCATCCGCAGGCCCTGCCGCGCCGCCGGGGCATTGCGGCCGAGGACAGCGACGCTGAGGCCCTGGAACAGGCGGAGCGTGGGGGAGCGGTCGGGCATGGGCGCATTCAAGCCGTACCTGAGTTTTCCCGCTACGGAGGGGGTGTCGGTCGGGTCACCATCGGCCTTCTAAAACCGCCCGGTTGCGCATCCGCGTGTAGTGGGCCAATGACCGCTCCTGATCCGACTGCCCAGCGTCAAGCTGCCGCACGTGATCGCGGAGCGCTCGTCGTGTCATCCGCAACCGCTGAGCTACATCCCACCGGTCCGCAGGGTTGCTGCGCTGAACCTTGAACAATCGCACGACAAGATTAGCACCAAAGGGTTTACCGGATAGCGAATATAGGCTTAGTCGCCAGGTAACTTCTCCATCACGGAAAGAAAACTTGCGAACGGAAAACCGTGATTTCGCTGTCATCAATAATCCTCTGTTGATGGGTTGGTTGGTGCCTGCTTGGCTCTGAACCGGGCGACCCGCGCCGCTCGATCGGCTCGCCCTTCGGGCGTGAAGCGCTCCCAGCAGCGGGAGCAGTGGAGGCCGTGGCGGCCGTCGTGCGTGGTGGTGCAGTCGGGGCCGATGCAGGCGATCTTCACTGCGGGGGGCAGGAGGCCGGCTTGGCGGAGCTTGAAGCGGCGGCTGCGGGCCGCGGCGGTGGGGTCGTTAGGCATCAGCATTGGCCATGGCTGCGCTAAGCGCTCGGGCTGCTTCCGTTGCCTGCCGAAGGCTGACCCCTAGCGCCTTCATGGTGTGTCCAAGCATCGCGGCAGCCTTGGTCGCTTCCGCCGGGGTTGGGGGGTTGCGTGGCCACCAGTGGTCCCAGCGAACGTGGCCCCATGTGTCGTCGTTGCCGTTACTCCAGGCGATGCGGCCGAACCGCCCGCCGTTAGGGGTAAATGACAGGAATGTGATTGGGTGCATGGGGAATAATGCGGCGCTGGTGGGGTCAGGCATGAAAGTTGATGGCATTGGATCCATCGGTGGTGAATCGACGGATGACGGACAGAGACATTGGAGGAGACGCAGTGGGATGGTTGCCGGATAGGCTCCGGCGGGCCGTGGGGATCAACCAGGCAGCAAGGTGTAAAGGAATGGCCCTGGGATTGGTAGCTCGCATTTGGATCCACTTGCAAACTCCATTCGATACATTGCTGCAGCAAGGCTCACATCTCCCGCCATCTCAGCTTGTCGTCGGGCATCGTGGCAGTCGGTGGCAATAATCCAACTGACTATTTCAAGCGTGAAAGCGTTTTGCTTAAGAATGCACATCATGAACTGTTGATGCGATGGGATGGTTTGCCGGGAAGGCCCTGGCGGGCCGTGGGGGTCAGATAGCAATGCCGGAGGAACCATCTGGCCATGTAAAAAGCGGAGACGCTTTTGGGTCGGCTTGCTTGTGAAGTCGGCAGCAAGCGTCAATCCCGTAAGATCGAGCCCATTTAGCTAGCTGCCTGGCCTCGCCGATGTACGCGATCTTTGCTTCTTTGATGGGGCAGGTAGCGGGCGCCATCGAGAAGCCACTTATCGGACAGGGCAACTCCTTGACTCCTTGGGTTCCGTCTTTGGTTTGGACCATGTAAAGGGCCGCTGATACTGTGGCCATGATTGTCAATGCAGTGGGATGGTTTGCCGGGTTGGCCCCGGCGGGCCGTGGGGGTCAGGCTCTAGCCAAGCGATCCGCCAGGAACTCGGCGGCGCTCTGAACAGCGGCAGCGGCCTCGGGGGTGGGCTGGTAGCCGATCTCATAGAGGCGGTCACCCAAGGCAAACGCCTCACGGTGCCAGCCCGCGTCATGGGCGGCCTTGATCGTGTCGCGGGCGAAGGCGCGGGTTTCGTAGAGGGTCGCGGGGCTCGGGGGCACAGGGCGCCAGATGCGAAGCTCGATCGGTGGGCGCCCGGCCCATGGAGCGGTCATCCATTCGGGCCGCGGGCCTTGGTGGAAGTCGGCGGCGGTCGCTGGGGTCTTGGCGTATTGGATCTTGGACATGGAAGGGGGTTCGCTGGTTGAGAGGTGCGGAGAGGGCTGATCCCTCCCCTGAGACCTCACAGTAACGCAACCGTTACCCCTCGCCCGTGTCTGGACAGGCCACTTCATAAGCTGTAACGCAGGCGTTACCTTGGAAAGGCGTCAGGGCGGGGGCAATGCCTCAGAAGCGGAACGCGGCCACGTCCTTGCCGCCGTTCGCCTTGATCGCCTGATTGAGCTGCCGCTTCCACGCCTTGGAGCCGCGGATCGGGCCGGGCTTGGATCGAGACCGGCGGATGCTGCCGCCACCCAAGCGCTCCCCAACGGCGCGGAAGCGGCCAGCGCCGACACGCTCAACCCGGCCCGACAGGCTGAGTTGTGAGACCTTCGGGCGGCTGATCACGGTGCGGGGGGCGGAGTCGGCGAAACCACTGCGCTTACCCGCTGCCTCGTTGAAGCCCCGTTTTGCGGCGGTCGCCTTCCCGAGGGTGTTGGTGCGTGCCCGCTGTGCCCTGATGGCTTGCGCCTTGGTCCGATAGACGGTGCGGCCCGATTGGACTGCTCCAGATGGGGCTGCGGCGCCCTTCTTGCCCTTGGTGCCGGTGGACTTCACCCCGTAGTTCTTCCGAGCCCGTGCAGCCTTGTCGCGTTGGGCCCTGCTGAGGGTTGGCCGCTGCAATAGCTGTTTCGCCCTTGCCTTGAGGCTGGCTGACAGCTTCTCGCTGCGCAGTGCCGCCGCCTTGCTCAGCTTGGGCGACCGAGATCGAGCCGCTGCACGAGAGGCGAGCCTCATCGCCTGAGCCGCTTTGTCCTGCCTCGTCTTGGCCGGGCGAGGCGCCACCGTGGCGGCCTTGGTGGTCGTGGTGGCCTTGCGCACGTAATTGGCGGGCCTGCTGACCGCGCCAGCAGTGCGTCCCGATCGGAGTTGCTTAGGAGCCCGTGAGCCCGTGAGCTTGCCCTCCTTCCGGGCGGCGGCCCTGACCTTCATGGCTACACCTTGCGCGAGGCCTCTCATACCCAGCGAAAAGTCTGGTTTAAGCGTGGACTTTCTTTCGCGCTTAGGCGTTGGCCGCGAAAGTGATTTATTGAGCTGCGGCAACATTTCCGCCTTGGCATATTGCTGGCTGGGATCTCTTTTCCCTACACCTAAAAGCGAAACCCGCCCCACTGCCATTCTGGCAACGGCAGCAGTCCTGGCCAGCTTGCGCTCCTCTTTCTTGCTACGGCTTTCTACCGAAGCTCTCGCCATGTTTGCCTGGATGCGAGCAATCACTCGCTCGCCCTTACTTGGGCCCTTCACCTTGCCTGCCCGTGGCGCCTTGGCTGGCTTGACCGGAGCGGCTGGCTTGGCCACGGGCTTCACCCCGCCCCGAACCTTCCCGCCCCTGCCCACGGTCCCCGCCATCGGCGCCCGCCTGAGCCGATCCAACACCGCCCCCCGCTGATTCCCGGCGGCGGTCCTGAGGCGACCGCCCCTCGCTGTGGCGCCGTTCTTGCCCACGCCGGTGATCTTGCCGCTGTTGTCCCTGGTGATCCGGTTCGTGCCCCGCTGCGCTCGCCGGGTGGCGGGCTTGGCCTTGGCGGTGGTGGTGCCGGTCGAGGCGAAGCGGCCCCGGCTATCACGGGCATAGGTGCGGCGGGCGGATCTTCGGGCCATGGTGCTGACGGTGCTACCGCAGTTTTCCCGTCAGGGCTTGGGTCTCCTCACGCGGCTGCGGCGGCGGGCAGCAGGGTTCGGCGAGAGGCCCATGGCCTCGCGATAGGCCCGCATCACCTGGAAGTCATAGCGGCGGCCGGTTTTGAGGCCTCCATAGGTTTCGGCGATGAACTCGGCGGGACTGCTTGTCGCGTAGCGGCTGACCCGGCGTGCGAGTCGCATCATTTCGCTGCCTCGCTTAATCTGTTGGTCGTAGTTGCGAGACGCTGGGGCCAAAGCCCAAGACTCTTTGCTTCGCCCCTCCATTCTGCGGCGAGCACCCTTGTCTCTGGTGTGCCCAATTTCGTGGTACAGCGTGTGCATTGGCGAAGATGATGCCCACTCGCCGGATCGCCTTGCCTTGATCGCAGTAGCCCGTGGATCCTTCCACCCTGAATGAGACTTGTTAAAAGAAACCCTGCTTACTCCTACGATCGCAGCGCCCATGTGATCGCCCTTTGAGCTTGAAATACGCGAACTCATGCCAAGTCGTTTTGCCAGTTCGCTTGCCATCCTTGCGTTGATTTCTGCGTTACTTGAGTTATACGGATTCTCCCCCTTCCTCGGCCTTGCCATGGTCCCCGCCGGCCGCGCCACCGCGTTCATCAACTCCCCAGGCCTGAGGCGGCTGCTGGCGGGGCCCCGAGGGGTGGCGGGCTTGGTGGGCTTGGCCTTGGCCTTGGCCGTGAGGGTGCCCGGCTTGAGGCCCTTCGGCTTGGCGATGGTGCCGCCCATACGGGCAAGCCGGGCGGTCTGCGTTGCCCGCTGGTTCCCCGCCCCAGTGCGGAGCCTTCCCCCTCGTGCGGTCGCGCCGTTCTTGCCGGCCCCCACGATCCGGCCGGAGTTGTCACGGGTGAGGCGGTTCGGGCCACTGGTGGCCGCCTTCTTTGGAGCGGGGCGGGTTCGAGCTGTGCCGGCGCTGGCGAAGCGCCCCCGGCTGTCTCTGGCGTAGGTCCGCCTGCCCTTGCTACCGCCCGCCACTGGAAACGCTGCTACTGCAGGAGTTTTCCCGCTTCCCCTTGGGCGCCCCTACCCCACCGGCTCCGGCGCCCGTTCAATGTCGGGATACTGCCGCCGTTCGCTGGGGGAGGGCTTGCGCACGGCCTCCTCCAGCACCTGGGAGGCACGGGCAAAGGGCCAGCCCTTGTCGGGGCCACCCTTGGCGGCGGCGAACTCCTCGGCCACGGCCTTGCGCGAGCGCTCCCAATAGTCCTCCCGCAGCAGGGTGGCCCTGATGGCTGGGTCGGCCTCCTCCACAGCTTCGGTGGCCACAGGGGAGAGGCTGCACCGGCATCTCGGATGCCCCGGAGCCACGATCTCATCGAGCCGGTAGATCCGGCCATGGCGCGAGGCGCACACCGGACACGTCCGCTCATCCTTTGTCGCGATCCACCGGGCATAGCCGAACCCGTTGCGGGCTGCTGTTGCCTTCTGGGCGCCCACGTAGGCGTTGGCCAGCTCCGATCGGGCGATCAGCTCAGCCCGCTGCTCCAGACCCATGCGGTTGTTGAGCCCCTGCGGATCGCGGGCCCCCTGCAGCGCGGTTCTGATCTCCCGCTCCAGCACGCGAGGCCCCTTCCCGCGGCCGATGCCATCGGTGACGATCCGGGCGATGTTGTCCCTGAAGCTCTCCACCTCGCCCCGGATGTAGGCCGATGCGGTGCTGGCGGCGGCCTCCACGGCGGCCCTGCTGGCGCCCACGAACACCCCCTGTGCAGCCGCGTCAGGGTTGGCGGTCTGCGCGAGCTGCTGGCCAAGGTCACCGCCGAGGGCCACGGCTTCGGCGAAGTCCTCGCGGTAGCGGTTCTGCAGCCACTGCAGCTCCCGATCGGAGGCGAAGGCCTGGGCGAGCTTCAGGAGCTTGCTGAACTTGGCGGAGCCATCGGCGATCGAGTATGACCCCGGCCGGCGGGTCACCCCATCGGCGCTGGGCTGGTCCGGGAGGTTGGGGTCCACGAACTGGCCGTAGTAGCGCCGCAGGTCCCGCAGGGTGCGGACCAGGGAGCGGCGGAGGGCCGCCTGCGTGTTGGTGGTGGCCCGATCGCCGATCGCGTCCAGGGCGGCGGCGTAGTCGTCGGCCAGCTGGAGCTGTTGGTCGCCGATGGTGGCCATGGGTTAGGGCTTGCGGGGTTTCTGGCGCTTGTTTGTATCCTGTGTTTGCCGCTTTGCTTTATCTCTTAGCTGCTTGATTGTGTTTTGCTGCTGCCTTACCGCAATCCTTGCACCAACATACCTATCAGCCCTGTTCATTGCTGCATTAGCTTTTCTTTCTTTTGCCTTACGCGATTGCCTTCTGTTTTGGCCAATCTCTCCCCATAGGCCGAGGCTAACAACAGGATCAGCTTCATACACTTTTTTTACTGTAGCTTCTTCACGTTGCAGTGTCTTGAGCTGACTGCGAGCGCTTCGAATCTC